CCGTTGTAGTAGACCCCCAGCACAAGCGCAGCAGATGACGACCCGCCCTGCGTTACCGATGGTGTTTCAGTAGTACCAGCCGATACGCCCGTTTTCGTGAACAGGGCTCCGGGCCAGTATGTCGCACCGTTGGTGATTTCCTCTTGCTTGGTGAACCCCGTGCTTTCTGATGTGGTTGCCGGGTTGCTTGAGCTATCACTAAGTGCCACCAACACGAACACGCTGTCGTTGACAGCAGTAGACTGGCTGATGGTGTATGGACTGGATGCGTCTTGCCCTGCTGTTGAGGCATAGTAGCCACGGCCGTCCACGACCTCGATGAACAGCAGTCCACGCGCACCGGACGACCCATACCCTGCCGTGACCTGATGCCCTGAACCACCTACGCCATTGACGCAGTGCCAGTAATTTAGCTCGGGACCGCCGGATACTGCTTCGTAGTGGACCTTTGTGTAGGTGTTACCGTAGTTGTCGGTGAGCGTGTCGAACGACGACGAGGACGACGCGACAATGAACGTAGAGCCGGTCGCCTGCGTGGTGACCGCCGTTGATGTGATCGACGTGCCCGATGCTAACGTTAGGCTATGGACACCAATCGACGCTGCGGCCACGGTGACTTATCCTACGCCAAGATTTCTGCGGCGCGACCCGGCGCGATCAACCCCTGAAGCTCAAAATAATCCAGCGCAGCAGACACTTCTGGGTTATCCAGATCAATTTCTTCAGCGGCGTTGAAGTCGTTGCGCAATACAATGATGTTGGTATCTGTGGACGTGTCGATACCTTCACGCTCCGCAAAGGTGAAGCGCATACGGAACTGATACTTTGTAATGACTCGCTGCGGCGGCACAGGGTCCAAGTAGTTGGGGTTGGCGGTCACCGCCTCGATGGTCCAGCCATCAGGGATCGGCTCTCCAACCGGGATCAGTTGCAGATTGCCGTTGCCGTCAGAGACTACGTTCCACATGGTTAGATATCCGTTTCGAGGTACATACGGTTCACGGCCAAGACCTTTGCGGTACTGCCAGAAGTGGACCTAATGCTTGCCCTGAACCCCAGCGGGCCGGTAGGCAGGTTGGTCGATACAGCGATATTGTCTACATACACAGTGCCGACCTCAGCATCAATCAGCCTGTATGTGATGCTGCTCCCGTTTGGGGCCATGAAAGCGGTGAAGTCTAGGATTTGTCCAGCGGTGAATGGACAACCTGTAGACGTAGCTGTGGAAGCACTTGCACTGCGGTTATTGATAATCCAGCCAGTTGTGTTGGCCGTATCCTTAGTGATCCCGAAGGAGTTGTTCCAAGTTGTGGGGTCTGCAGTGATAGCGGCTCCTGTATACGCTGCCGCAAAACCAATGAACATCTGCGAAGTGCTGACGTAAGTGTCTATCGCAAAGCGGCTAAAGAAAAAGAACCCAGTAGCAGTCGGAGAAATCAGCGGCGCTCCAGTTGTTCCACTGCCGCTATAAAGAGCAGCCGCACCAGTTGTGCTGGTTCCAGTGGTCAGGGTCATCCTTCTCATCCGCGTATATGCAGATGTCGCAGTGATAGCCGGAGTCGCGGACCCTACGCCGGTAGCACTCCCAATCGTTGTGAAAACCGACCCAAATGCGGAAGCGTTTGCCGAGGTCGAAACCAATGCAGTGGCCGTAGTTCCGGTTGCTCCACCAAAGTTAGGGGAAAACATCACCACACTATTTCCAAACAACGCGGGCTGAAGGCCGACATCGACACCGGACGGACCAATCATATTCAGCATACGCCGACCTGCACGACTCTTGGCGTACAGCCGCAAGTCAGCCGCAGGCGCGGAAGGGTCAGCAATAGCCGGTAAGTCTACATAGCTATCAATGACGTGGTCGTCATTCCAGCGGTCTACCGACACTTGCTTCGTAGGGTCGTTGGTACCTACAGCGGTGTATGAGTGATTGATTGGCACTACTTACTCCGGCGGGTTAAGCGATTCTGATAATTGCGTTCGTCGCATCCGGTGTCGGGAACTGGATCGTGAACGTACCAGCAGTGGAAGTCTTGTCTGCACCAAAGTCCAGAATGGCCACAGTCCGGTCGCCCTGCGTATCGTTGTAGATCATCGCACCACGCGCTGTGATAGTGGCGGAAGTGAACGATAGATCCGAGAAGTCCAGAAACGCCGTCGTTCCCGAGGAGGACAGTGTGGTGCCCGTCAACTGCCCACCACCAGCCGTATAACTACCAGAGTTAGATACTTCGTTGGTAGACGTGTACGTCTGTGTGGCAGCCGTGAACGAAGCTGAGTTCGTGTACAGCGCCAGCCTGAACGTGTCATTGTTAGGAGCAGTCAGGCTGCCACGTGAGGCTAGTGTCGGAGCCGTAAACTGATGATACCCCTGAAGGATCTCACCCTTGAAGCTCGTCGCCATGAAAGAACCGGTAAAAGCCATGATTAGCTCCTGATGATCTGGTTGATATGGTCATGGCCATGCTTGGCGAGCTTGGCCTCAATGGTGAGGCGCTCCTGCTCCTGCGCCTTGTCGAAGTACTCAATCAACACCTTGCGGATGTTTTCCCTGAACGCCAAAGCTTGATCAATGATCAGTGGGTGGCTGTTACGCCCCACATGGATGATCTTCTCCAGCGCAAGCTGCGCCATTTCTTCAGCAGTATGGCCACGCCCATGCGTGGTGATGATATTCACATCACCGACCCTGATCTCGTTCACGGTATAGCTACCCTTGTTTGTCCACTACGATAAGCATCCTGACGCTCAAGCCCGTCACCCAGACGCTTGGCAAGCTCCATCGCTTCTTTGTACTTTCCATCGTACAGAGCGACAAGATCCTGCTCACCCTTCATGAATGTATAAGCTTCGACGAGGGAGGCGTACAGGAGGGCGCTATCCATGTTATCACCTAACCATGAAGTACCAGCGGTAACGATAGACTCTGGATAATAGAAATAATGCAGTTCAACTGTGTACATTGCATCTGGGGTCGGCCCCATGATGAACGACAACTCAGTCGGCGCAGACGACTGCGGGCCGAAAAGAGCGTAGTACTGGGGAAGCCCGGTATCCGTGGGAGATGGGTAAGACTCACGGATGAAATTGACATCCTTGTTCAGTAGATACGAATATACCCCAGAACCGTCAATTACAGCCAGCGAATACGGCGCTAGAAAGTCCGTAGGACAGGACAGATACTTGTTGTTGCCCGTAGTGTTGCCGGTGACGTTCTTACGCAAAGACGGAAACTGCACCTGATTGTAGATGCGTTGCTCCGCCTGCTTTACAAACACCGGAATGTTCGCAACAAACGTTGTCTCTGTATTGCTACAGTAGTCCTGAATCGCTTGGTTAAGCGCCGTGTAATTCACGGGTTACTCCTAGTTGTCGAGGAACTTCTTGCCGCGCTTGGCCGCACCGCCGCCCCGCGACTGGGCATATTTCTTCCTATTGGCGCCGACCATGCGTCCGAAATACGGAACATCATCATAACCGATGTCGCTCTGAGGATAGCCGTTTCCCTTTTCCACCGGGACATTCCTCGGCTGCCGATATGTCTTACCCATCTACGTCTCCTAAGTTGTAGACACAACTACAATGCCAACCTGCCCTGAGGCAGTAACCGGGTAGGTGGGGTTCCACCCCCAAGTGATATTCCTACTGCTCCAGTAGCTCGTATCCGGACGTGGATTCCGAACTGCCTGCGGGTCATCCACCGGGTACATCCCCAACTGCAACTGTGGATGATCCTTCTCCCAGCAAGAAGAACAAACCAAGATATTCACGTTCTTGGTCTTGATAACAAGCTCTTTCAGGTCCTTTAGCTTGTACCGGAAACCACACCTGTCACACTCACATATTGAGTATTTCGCGGAAGAGAATTTGTTTCCCATGACTATCTCAGGAAGCTGCTCCGTGGAACAAACCTGACAGACGCTTTCTCACGATCCTCTTCAGACGCAAGCAACCAATCGTCCTCGTACATTGCCTTAAGTTCTGCAGTGCGCGGTTGTGCGCTCGGGAACTTCATCGACAGCATATACGCGAGACCGGAAACGAGGCAGGGGAGGAATCGGAAAGGAATGTCCTGTCCGTTGATGCCGTTGCCAGCATCCTGCATCCGCCTCAGTCGCCAATAAGCAAGGGTATAGGGTCCACTAGAATCAGGGACAGGCCAAACAGTAACAGTAGGGTACTGAACCACGTTCGACGCATTGGTTGCCCCCGTCTTACGGTCGATCCAAATCTGAATGGGTCGGCCAGTAGCAGTCTTGTTGGGGATCGTGGCGTAGGTACTGACAGAGATCCGGGTAATCGTCAGGTCGGTCTGAGTAACCCCCGTACCAGTACGGATAACGTGTTCAAGCAAGTCCACAGTATCCAGCGGTAGGTTGTAAGTAGCGGTACCACTAACCAAGGGAATGGTCCCTGAGTCAATCGTCCACAGGTTCACGCCACGGTTTGCCCAGTCGATGAGCAGCAGATTCAGTGACCTGCGGGCAGTACGCATATCGTAGCCAGACCGCATTTCGACGCCGCAACGCTCAAACGCCTCCTCGATTATCGAGTTAAGGTCAAGGTTGAAATCAGTCGTATTTGTGGTCTTGAAAGCCATTTACTTTCTCTTAACCTTACCACCAAATTTATAGACAGGTACAGGTTTATCATCCCCCCGCCTTTTCAGACGAGGGGATTTGCGGGGGCTGATCACACCCATTCCGCGAGAGGGTTTCACACAAACCGTCCCTTGGTCTTGCCCTTGCTTGCGCAGCCGTCGATACGGCCACCCTTGGCATAAGCCTTGACGCCCATCGCCTTGGCCTCGGCCTTCTCGTGCTTGATCATCGACTTCGGAGCGCCCTTCTGCTTCATGAAGGCAATTTCCTTACCGATCATCTTCTTCTCGCCCGGAATCTTGCCGCCCTTCTTGAAGCCCAGAGCAGGGCGAGCAGCGGCAAGCTGAGCAGCGAGACCCGGAGGGAGCTGGGGAGGAGCAGCCTGAGGCAAAGCAGCCTGATTTTGCAGGGCGGTCATCATGGCAGCCTGAGAAGCTGGAGCAGCCCCCTGAGCGTTCTGAAGCGCAGACATCATGGCAGCCTGAGAAGCTGGAGCAGCCCCCTGAGCGGACTGAAGCGCAGACATCATGGCAGCCTGATTAGGGGCGACCGCAGGCGCAGCAGACTTCGGTTCAATAATCGGGCGCTGCGGGGGGATATCCGGCATCGCCACAGGCGGACGTTGCATCGGGCGTGCGCCGCCCATCCCACGACCAAGCCCCATACCGGGGCGAGCACCCATATCACGCCCAAAGCCCGGACGGCCACCCATATCACCCATGCCCGGACGCGGCGGAGCAGCACCCATACCCGGCGTCGGACGAGACGCCGCAGTAGGCGCACCACCCATGGCGTACTTCTTGGTAGTACCACCACACATCATCTTCTTAGTAGCCATTAGAAAATCCTCCCACGGGTCTTGCCCTTGGATGCGATACCATCAATACGTCCACCTTTGGCATATGCCTTGATGGAGCCACCGGCCTTACGGCCCTTGGAAGCCGACACGGACTTAGCCCAATCTTCCAGCGCTTTAGCTTGCTTCAGTTGCTCTTCGCGCTCCGATTCTTCCTTCTCCTCTCTCATGCGTTCGCGCATGGCTCTTGGAGATTCCCCACGAGCAGACTGAGATCTCGCCCAATTCTCCATCGCAATAGCTTCAGCCTGAGCGTCACCACGGCGAGCGCGGGAGTACCCTTCGTCAAGCTCTGCAGCCGCTTCCCGGCTAACCCCCCCAGTTCGCGCCATATTACCCATAGCTGCTGCACGGGACTGGGAACGCTCCTGCTCACGCATGGCGTTGGAACCACGATAAGCAGCGGACATACCAGAAGAGGTAGCTGGAACGCTACGGTCTGCAGCAGGGGGGCGGCGGGGTTTAGTACCTTCTTTTTTAAGTTCAGTTGTGTATCTCTTACCCTCAAATTCAAATTCGGACTCTCCTGCCGCACGAGCAGCCGCAAAAGCCTTGTTGAATCGCTTGCGGGTGTCGGAGATCTCACCGCCTTCGGCGTAACGCTTATCCATATCAAGCCCTTGACGCTTCAGTTCTTCCTTCGTCAGCGGGCGGCGAGGGTTGCGCGGGGCGTTACGGATAGCTTCCTGCCATTCAGCCATTTCCCGAGGGGAACGCTTCGGCGGGGGCATATCTTCATTGGCGGAGGGATTCCCGCCCTCAGCAAAACGCTTGGGCATTCGGACCTTCCCCAACCCCGCCTTGGGGTACATCTTGGCCTTCATTTAGGTCTCCTGAATTTGCTTAGAAATTTGGCCATGGTTTCTGATTCAAAAATACGAATCAGCGTCCACACTATACTCAATACTGCAGCAATAGCGGGCAAGGCGTCCACCAATGTCCCTAATACAGTCATTATAGACAACGCATCCGCCGCCTGTTTCAAGACCTCGTCATGATCATGTCGCACGGCTGCGTCTCCTCCTTAAGTACTTTGCCGCCAATCTGAGAAGGACGGGGTTGTCTTTGAAATACCCCAATCCGCTGTTGCAGAGAGAACAAAGCAGTCCTCGGTACTGGTTGGTCGCATGGTCATGATCCACGACCAGCTTCCCGCCCTTGCCGCATATTTCGCAGTGCTTGACCCGCTCTTTGAGCTTGGCAAGGGCATCATGACTGATAATCCTGCTGTACCGATTCCCATGAACCCGTCGCCTATACTCGTTGCAGCAGGCTTTACACCAACTATAGAGCCCACTTGAGGTTTTGCGGTTTGGTGAGAAGTATTCACGGGTAGCTGGCTTTTGTTTCTTGCACTTACTGCAAGTCAGCAATTCCATGCCCGAAGGGACTTGTTGATACGGCTGTTCGGGTCATTAGCCGTCTTCTTGCTGGTGAGCTTCTTTTTCATACCCGTCATACGGGCGCAGAAAGAGTCACGCCGGGGGCCACCTTCTGGTTGAGGTGCTTTGAGCCCCGGTTTACCGGGGTTGGCCTTGTTGTAGGAAGCCCGACCTTTGGCATTCAAGCCGCCAGCCGGGTTCTTCCCTTCCTTACGTTGCCACGCGGGAGACTTAGCCATAGAAGAACGTCAGCGAAGTGACATTGGTAAGCGTGACATACGGGTCGCCCTGAAAGAGGATACCGTCGTCAGGGATATAGACAACCCCAGCCCCCATGTTAGCAAGGGCGGGGGTATCCACCTTCAGCAGCTCCGTACCCGAGGCGCTACCATCCTTGAACGAGATGGAACCAGCGGATGCGCCACAAAGGTAATGCACACTACGCACACGAGTCCGAGAGCCCCCAACACTGGAGGCCCCCGTTGCACTCATGTACCTCGACTTGATATCTGTAGCCATGAGTACGTCTCCAGATTATCAGGTAGCGATAGCGCCGTTCGTCGGGACGTAGTAGACAATCCGCCCGCTGATGTTGCCGCCCGTAGCAGCCGAAGCACCAACGCTACCCGTCAGAGTAACCATCTCAGTCGCGGACATCACGGCACCGAGGCTGGCACCCGCCGTACCCGAAGCCCAGTTGATGACCTGCTTGAGAGTCGGGTTGCCCGCATCACCTTCATTAACCAGCGCACCCGCGTTGGTCGTGCCGCTCGTATAGGTCGTGAAACCCATGTCAAACGTCGGGCTCGATCCGCCCGTACCTGCGCCGAGCGCGTAAACCTCAAGAACAACCGCGCCAGCCGGCAGAATCACCGGGCGCGAATCCGTCGAAGAACGCTGCACCGCCGTGTTGGCAGCGGCCGTGGCGCTGAAATAGAAATCGGCAGCCATAAGCATCGAACCGGCATAAGCCGTCTTGGTCTGGTCGCCGCCGAGCGAGCGCCAGATTGCTTGAGTCGTCGAAGTAGCCATCAGAATCTCCTTGTGTACAAGTTGCCACGCAGTTGGTACACCATCCCTCGGGTAGGTCTGCGCGGCTAATCAATCCCGATAAGAGAAGGGGCTACGAGGTTTCCCCAGTAGCCCCCGCCCCATTAAGCGCCCTGCGAGCCGAAGATGCCGAGCGGATCCGACCAGCCGAAGCTGTAACGCTCACGAGCCTTGTAACGCACGTTACCCGTGTCGAAGTCGCCATCCATGCTGTTGGCCAGCGGGGAGCGGACGAAGTGCTTCAGACCATTCGGGATGTCCGTCATCAGGAACCAAGCGTTCGGGTCCGTCAGGAAGTGGTTAACCGAATAACCACCCGGAATCGAGCCCATCGCCTTCAGAGCGTTGATGTCGTTATCCGCCGTACCGACACGCAGTTCCGTGTCCAGCAGACGCTTGGCAACGAACATCAGGCCCGGAGGCAGCAACAGTTTCTTCGGCTTGGCAGCGATCAGCAGGCCACGCTCATCGGTCCACGCAGCGATCTGGATGACCGCAGCTTCCAGCGAGGTCTCGTTGAGATCCGCCTGCACCGCAAACGTGTTGCTGTTCACACCACCGGAGATCAGCGGATGCGCCGAGTTCACCAGCGAAACGCCGTCACCACCGACCGGGCCACCCGAGAAGGCACTGTTCAGGACCGAAGCAGCCTTGACCTGCTTCGTGTACGCCATCGCGCGAGCCAGCGACTTGGTGTAGCGCTTGGCCAGCGAGTCATACAGGTTGTCCTCAATCGCTTCTTCCGTGATGGCAAAGCCAAGAGCGATGGTCTCGTGGTTGTAACGAGCGGTCCATGCTTCCTGCGCGTTATCGTAGGAAATCGCCTGACCTTCGTTCTTCACCGGAGCAGCCGAGAAACCCGACAGCTTGGTCTCTTCTTCAAAGGAACGCTCGGAGGTCTCAGTCTCGTAGATCTCCTTGTGCTCCTCACCGTAGGTCTTGTACTCCATACCGAACAAGGCGTTCAGGCCGGGGAGCAGCTCCTTGAGCAGTTGTGCGCGTGAAATAGCCATTTAGATTCTCCCCTTAAACGCCAGCGTCGTTGTTGTAGGTGTGATAACCCGCGTTGAACTTCACAATGAACTCAACGTAGGCACCAGACGAGTTCGCCGTCTCAGGCACCACATCGACAATACGGATCGGCAGAGACGAAGTAGCATCATTGATATATACGCCCATCCGACTATTACCCGTCGCAGGCAGGCCCGTGTTAAGCACAAGCACAGCATTGGTCGGGACAGCCTGCGCACGGGTCTTAAATGCCGGCAGCAGACCAGAAGTCGGGTCGTTTACCGTGGTGTTGGTCACACTGACAACCTTGAACAGCGCATTCGGGTCATCGCACACATAGGCCACGATGTCCGAGGCAACCGTGTTCGCCGGGTAGTACTGGCTGAACAGCTTCTGCTTCGTCGCCGGGTTCGTGTACGAACAACCGAGGAACACGCCGATAACACCCGCAACAGGGGCACTCTGGTTCGACAGCGCAGTGATAATCACCGCGCCGTTACCATTGAGTTGCACCACGTCGCCATTGAACAGCGAAACACCATAGTTCGATTCAATCGGGAACTGACGAGTGGCACCCGCGAACGGGAGACCCCCAATCAGATTCACCGGCTTGAGCCCGTAAGGGGCGTCAACAGACGGATAGGCCATGAAATTACTCCTTCAAGAGCTAGGTTTTATTCCCGCGTCCGAAAGAAGTCGTGGATCGCTTTTCACTGATCAGCGGCATACGACTGTCTTCCATCCGCATATAGTTGTTCTCCACCGCATCAATCTGGGAGGCAGTCTGCCGCGAATAGTAGTCATTTCGCTGATTGACCATCTCTTCAGGTGCCTTGCAGAGAAGAAGCCCACCGTTCTCCACGTTTTCTTTCCAACGCGAATTAGGGTCGGCAAACAACATCAACTCGGGGTGTTCGGCTGCCTTCACGGGCTCCCAACCTTCCCGAAACTTTGCGGAGGCATTAGTCGGGTCCATCTGACCCATAATGCTCGTCCGAATCCACCGAAACACCCAACCCGGCTGTGGGTTCGGGGTTGGCATGGTCGATGGGGGTGTCCAAGCCTGCTTTCGCTTCGCGGACTCACGGTTTTCCATTTCACGAGTAAGACGATTCTCAGCCATTGCTATTCTCCAGTTTCATCATTTCTTTTGCATACGCTTCGTTGGACAGGCCAAGTCGTTTGGCGAGCGCAACTTGCGATGGTGTCAGGCGGACCTGACGCGGCGAGGTGGACCTCGTAACGGGAGCGACGACATTTGTCGTCCTACGAGGAGCTGGACGCTCTTCGTTAGCGGTCTGATCGTCAGAGAACTTCTCGGGGAAGCGCTGACGCATCGTCCTGTTTACTCGATCATAGTAGTCGTCACTGCGCGGATCGACACCAGACCGGACCAATTTTTCATGCAGACCCAGAGCGAGGGCGGTCATTTCCTCGTCTACACCGAACCACTGATTATTTTGACGCCAAGCTTCCGCTTTATGGTCAATAACAGGGGCCGGTGCCGGAGCCGGTTGCTGTACTTTTACCTGAGTCTGCGGAGCTTGTAAAGTGGGTTTGAAGCGTTCGTATTCCTTGAGCTTCAACTTGGCGTCGGTCAGATACTCCTGCGCTTCGGTGATCTGGCCGGCATCTCCGGCCTCATACGCCGCCTTGAGTTTCTCCTTGGCGGTCTCGATCTCCTTGGACGCGGACTTGGTAACCTCGGTGAACAGCACCTGCTCACCCTTGCCAAGACGCTCCTTGAGCTTCTTATTCTCCTCAAGCGCCTGCTGGGCAAACCGGATCGCCTCAGCCTTTTCGCGGGCCTCCCGCTCCTTCTCCCGGCGCTCGTCGTGCCAGACCTTCTTCATCTGGCTCAAACGCTTCCTGACCTTTTCGGAGTATTCCTCTAGGTCGTCATTTTCCAGCTCCTCGACAATAGGCTTGGGGAGAGGCGCACGGCCCCGGTCCTCAGGCGGCGTATCGTCAACAATCTGGATCTCCATCTTATCTTCAGGGGAAGTACCCTCAACCTGCTCGTCGGGGAACTTGAATTCCTCGTTAGCCATAACTGCTCCTTTTGCGCGTATTAAACGCGATTAATGCCCCTAGGATCCTGAATAACGGCTTCTACGGTGTCGTCGTTGATGATGCGCCACTCAGTGCCGTGGATCTTCAAGCGCGTACCGGAGTAGGCGCGGACGAGGACGAAATCCCCCTCCTTGCACCACGGGCCGGTCGGGAAGCGCTCCTTGTCCTGATAAGCCAGATCACCCAGCTTCGCCACGAACAGAACGACAGTCGTCTGCTCCTCGACGCGCTTGGTTTCATCGGCCTTGATCAACCCTGACTCGTAGGTTTCCTCGATCTTCGGGACCATGCACAGCAGCCGGTAACCCCTCGGGGTCGGCAACTGTCGGGCCTTTTCCTCTGCTTCCTTCTGCGTCTGCTTGACGTTTACATCACTCATTTACATCACCCTCTTCGCCATTGTTCAGCTTTTCGATCTCGGCAACGAGGTGGTCCACGAAGCCAAGACCCTGCAGAACACCGCAAAGACGGCTGTATTCATTAGGTGGAAGCGCCCCACTCAGGATGCTCTGGGCAACCAGATTGCGCTGTTCGGCAACCTTCTGGGTGAGGTAAACAAGGGATGGGTCAATAATCGACATGATGCACTACTCCTTTTTAGTAGTGGGGGGTTGGGAACTCTTTGCGGACTGCTGTGTACGTTGCAATACAGAATTCAACCGCTGATCGCGTGAGTTCTGCTGGTTCTTCTGAACCTCGATACCCAGCTTCGCGCCTTCAAGCTCAAGCCGCTCGGCGGCTTCGTTGCCACGCTGCTGGATTTCCTGCATACGGATCTGCGCGTCCATTTGCGCCTTTTGGGCTTCCATCTGCGCCTTCTGTTGTGCGAGGGCGTTTTGCTGCGCTTTCATCTGCGCGTCGATCTGGTCCTTCTGCGCCTTGCGCTGGACTTCCTGAGCCTTGATCTGCATCTCCTGCTGCTGGAGCTGGAAGAGCGGATCCTGTGCCTGCTGCTGGGCCTGTTGCATCTGCATCTCTGCAGTGTTCTTCTGGAGGAGCTTCGCGGCAGCCTGAGCTGCAAGCTGGGACACCTGCGCCTCCAGATGGGGAGTCATGGGCTCCGGGTCATCCTCTGCCGGAGGCGGCGGCAGCGGGGCACCCAACATGGCTTCAAGATCCGCACGATACTTGAACGCCATATGCTCCATGATATGCGCGTGGAGCGCGGCGACAATCGCCTGCCCCTGCGGGTTCTGATTGACTTGCGCCGCCATTTTCGGATCCTGCAGCATGGCTGTATGGACAGCGAGATGGGCGTCGTGGTCCTGCGTCATGAACGCCTGCAGCGGCTTACCCGTCAGGACATTCATATTCTCGGCCACCGGGTCAACCGGCTTCATGTCATCCGGCAGCGGGATGATCTTGGCTGCATTCTTGACCCCCAACACCTCCAGCATCTGGCGGTGCAGGAACGGCAGGTCATAGATCTGCGGGGCGGACTGGGCCAACTGGATGACAGCCTGATACTGCACAACCCGCTGCGACATCGTCGTCGCGTTGGGGTCGGACACGGGGATGACCTCCACCATGTCGTAGTCGGACTGCTTGGCCGAGCGGTCCCCCGAATCAGGATCGTAGTCGTACTCCTGCGGGGCGTTGTCACGAATGATTGCAGCGAGGAGCTTGAACTCCTGTTTCATCGTGTAGTGGACACGCGCCTGTACGGCGCTCATCACCTTCAACGCCCGCTCAAGGATCGCCAGCGTCGTGCCCACGGGAGCCTGCGCCGACATATCGGCAACCTTCAGGTCCGCCACACCCGCAAACCGCCGTCCTTCGTCAATCACCTTGTCCAGCAACGCAAGCAGCGTCTGGCTCGGTTCCTTGTACGGAAGCGGCAGGATGTTATCGCGGATGGCACCGCTTGGAAGATCAACGTCCCTAAATTCACCCGGAGCGATAGGGGTGTCATCCCCCTTGATCCGCAGGCCACGGGCCTTCAATCCACCGGGCAGGTTAGCTAGGGTACCTGCGTCAATAAGCTGACGGAGCAGGGACGTTGCGGACTTAGTATGCCCACCGATCAGGTGGATCAGTCCAAAGTAGTAGAAACCGAAGCCGGGGATGTAGCCGTAGTGGGTGAAGTGCTGACGAC